CAAGAGGAGATAAGAACACTACTAAATGACAGAGAGCAAGGCAGCATCGATAGGGCCAAGTCTATTTTGAGCCAAGGCAGAGATATATATTTTGAAAGCGTCAACATAGACTCAATACATGGATTCAATTCTGAGAGACGCACAGGTTCGGTGACAAAGATAACCATGAGGCTGAACGAGCCATCTGGGGTGACCATTCTTGAAAAACTCAAAGCCGCGGCCAGCAATAGCGGATACAAGGATCATATAAGTGCTCCCTATCTGCTGACCTTGCAATTTAGGGGATTTGACGATCAGGGCAGAATAATGACGGCCGATGCGCAGGCGACCAAAAGACATATTCCGATCAAGATAGTAAAGATGGGCATCAAAGTCAACACCGCGGGAGCCACTTATGACCTCGATTGTATAGCATACAACGAGGCTCCCTATCTAAATAGATACAATTATATCAGGACCAACATGCAGCTCACTGGCGCAGCCAACGGACTTAGGACTTTCTTGCAAGACTTCACTAACAAATTAAATAAAATGACAGAGGATGAGTCAGACAGAAACGTATTCACCAAAGGAATGCAGGACACCTATCAGATTACAGTAGATCCTTCATTTGCCGATGTGCCATTGAAAGTCAGTGCGGACCAAGTGAAAAACAGCAAGTCGGTAGCGTTGAATGACTATGAGGTTGATCCGGACAGCACCTTCCTAAGGCAGCGCGAGCAGGAATCCTCGGCATACAATTTCAATGTGGCCGGAGAGATCAACACCAACACAGCCATCATAAAAGTACTTGAAGAGGCAATGACCAGCCTGCAGCCAGTTCAAGAAGTATGGAAGGATTGGTTCCAAAAGACCACGGGCAATCTCAGGGCAAAAAATAGCAAGGATATATTGAGCAATGTGGACATAGCAGGACTCAGCAATGATGATTTCACAGTGAAATGGTTCAGGATAAAAGCCAGCCTAGAGACCGATATTCTTCGTTTTGACAGAATAACCAAAGCACACCCAAAAACAATAAAATATCACATAGAGCCCTATGACCTACATATTTTTAGACTGGTTAGGCCAGGACTGTCCTTGGGTGGCCAGAGTCAGGTAAAAGTCAAAAAGCTCTATGACTACATATTCACGGGCAACAACACCGACATCATGGATCTGGACATCAATTACAAGGTGGCCTGGTATGTGACCAAGCTATCACCAGTCAATCCGCACAACAAAGACAGAATCGGATTTGAGGAGGACGTGGCGTTTTTATCGCAGACTGGAGCAGAAGATCAAATAGAAGATCTATTGCCAACACAAACAGCTCCGGGATCTGTGCGCAGCACACGTTCTGGTTTGTTTGCCACAGAATTGAAACAGGATGTAGATCAGTTCATGGATGTGCTGACCAATCCCACAGCAGACATGGTCAAGGTTCAATTGAAGATCATTGGTGATCCATCATGGATAGGAGTAAGCCAATTCCTCCCTGTGAATATTGATAAGACCGCCACAGGCGTGGGAACAGACAAAAATATTAGAGATTTGGGATTCGTTGGACAATGGAGTGACAAGCACAAGTCTTACAACACAGACATAGCCGACCCCATAATAAGATTGAATTTTAAAATGCCGGCAGATCTAGACGATACCAAAGGAGTGTATGAACTGGGCAGAACTCAAAGCGCAATATTTTCCGGACTATATCAAGTTTATAAGGTAGAGAGCAATTTCAACAATGGGGCGTTCACGCAGACTCTGCACATGACCAGATTTAACAATCAATCGGACACTGCTAAGACGCAATCACTCACGGAGAAATATTATATTTTTCCAGATGGCAGAACTGTACCGGTTGCAACGGCGGAGATGTAATGAGTTTAAAAACACACCTTGGAGGAGATGCGGCCACACCGGGACTTCCTATAGAAGACACAAGTTTTGGCGTAGTCGATCCAGGTCCCTATGTAGGAGTGGTAAAATCAAACCAGGATCCATTGCGTATGGGCAGGCTGGGAGTTTACATAGAATCACTGGCGGGGTACGGGGGAGCATCCACAGGAACATTAGTCACTTGCGAATACCTTTCGCCTTTCTATGGCGCAAAGACAGCAAGATATTTAGGCGAGAGCGATCCCTACAACTACAAGGCATCACAACATTCATACGGAATGTGGATGGTACCCCCAGACATAGACACAAAGGTCTTGGTGATTTTTGCAAAGGGAAAAGCAGATCAGGCATTCTGGATAGGCTGCATACAGGAGCCACTAGCCAATCACATGGTGCCAGGAATAGCGGCCACTGACAGGACAGGATTAAGTGACACCGGGTCAGAAGTTGACAGCAAACAAACCATGTATGGCACAGAAATTCTACCCGCGGGAGAGATCAACAGGGCAACGTTGGATTCCATAGGCGGAAATAAAGTGGATCCTGTTTTAAAGAAGCCCATACATCCGTTTGCAGAAACGCTTAGGCAGCAGGGATTGATACAAGATGATGTGAGAGGCACTACCACGTCCTCTGCCCGAAGAGAAAGTCCAAGCAATGTATTTGGGATCAGCACGCCAGGACGTAGAGATACCAGTTCTTCACCCAGGAACGTGGGCGTTGCCAATTCGAAGCACGAAGAAATTATTGACAGATTGTCCGGCCACACTTTTGTCATGGACGATGGTGACAACATCGGTGACAACCAACTTATAAGATTAAGATCTGCCTCGGGTCACCAATTATTGTTACATGACACCAAGGGAGTGGTATATCTAGCCAATGGATCAGGAAACGTCTGGATGGAGTTCAGCGCCAACGGATCTATCGACATATACGCCGGTGGAGGCGTGAACATAAGATCCAGGGGTGACATGAACTTCCACAGTGACACCAACATCAACATGTTCGCCAGGAAGCAGATCAAATTAAGCAGCGTGGGAAAATTAGTCATTGACGGTGGTGCGGTGCAAACATATGCCGACTATGATGTGCAGACACAGGCCAGGTTCGGCAGCATCACCACCAAGGCGCCGGAAGGCTCGATAGTTTCATATGCGGCAGAGACCCAATTACACATGGCCACCGGGCAGACACACATAACTGGCAAGCAGGTGCACTTCAACAGCATAGCTACCAGTCCCAACATTATAGCCACGTACGAAAGGACCATCGCGCAAGATCCCTCAGGCACAGGAACCAAGAGAGAAGGAATACCAGATGTCAATCCATCCAACAAGTATACCTATGGTCCTATCAAGGTTGACCAAAATGCCAACATCACTATGTCGGGCATGCGGATCTGTACACATGAGCCGTTCCCATTCCATTTTGACAAAGTTGTGAGCTTCAAGGGCACCAGCCCTGGTCCTTTGAGCAACGTGCCTGGTACTGCCGAATTTATAGCTCAGAGAAATAGATTGAGTGATAATCCAAGTAGGAGATTCATGCAGCTCGCGGCCGACATGCAGCATGAATGTGAAAAACGAGGATTGGGGCAGTTGCAATCAGCAGTCAACAAAGTCTCAAATGTTGTCAAGCAGCCCATAGGAGACATACAAACTATTCAAAAGGTCTGCAATGAGATCGCCAACAATTACACCAAACTCTACAATTTGCCTGATGGTGGTCCGTTCAATATCTCTGCCATAGCGGAAGGAGTCAGCAGCACTATTCAACAGACAGTGAATGCCTTGACCGGAGACGTACAGGATGTCTTGGGCAAAACACTTTTCATAGATCAAGGAGGACTCCTATACACAACAGGCAATTTGGCCAAGGCCATATCATCACCACTGAATTTTACCACCGGCGCACTGAGCACAGTGAAAGACATTGTGTCCACCTCCGGCAGTGTGTTGGGCGCATTTGGTCAAGCCAAAGATAGATTATTTGGAGTTGAAGGCATAGATGATCTAGGCCAGGTTGGTATTGCCAACGCATTCATCGCAGGACCCGGTCCGTTCACAGGAGAAAATATTTTTGGTGATATATTCAAAGCTGGATCGTCAAACGTGGAAGGCATTTTTTCGGGCATGGGACAGATACCAGGAATAGGCCAGATACCAGGATTGGGACAGTTCGCAGCACAGATACCTGGATTCGGTGCAGTCAATCAGGCCCTAGGCACAGTCAACATGGTCAACAGCATCTACAAGTCAGTGATGGGATCCGACATCACTTCAGTGACTGAGATAAGTAGTCTGGTGACGGATTTTGGTAGTGCGATTGGCTCAGAAATAGCAAGCATAGCCTCTAACATTGGCAGTGTTTTTGGATTTAGATTTTAGGAAACTTTAAAATATGGCATATGTAGATAAAAATTCAAGTGCAAATAAAACACAGGTGTTCAAGGGATTCAGTTCCCGATCAAGCAACACCAACTTCAAGCTGTATGATTTTGAATTGATCAAACAAGATTTGATCAATAGATTAAGTGTGCGCAAGGGAGAAAGGGTAGAAAATCCCGAATTTGGCACAATAATTTACGGGCTAATATTTGAGCCCATGACTGATGCAGTGAAACAAGCGGTTGCTGACGACATTTCTGAAAATCTCAACGCGGATCCCAGGCTCAGCACCAAGGAAATCATAGTCAGCGAGACGGAGCATGGCATATCCGTGCAGGCCACCATAGAATATGTGCCTTACAACATTACAGAGAAATTGATATTCAGTTTTGACGAAAACGCTGCTTTGCGCCTTTCTTAATCTACGCACATAATAATATCTATAAATATCCGTGTATTAAACACAGATAAAAAATGGCCTCTACAGATAGACAAAATCGCTTGCTTGTAGCCGAGGATTGGCGTAAGATATACACTGCTTTCCAACAGGCAGATTTCAAATCCTACGACTTCGAAACGCTGCGGCGTACTATGGTTGCATATCTTAGGGAGAATTATCCAGATGACTTCAATGATTTTGTGGAGTCTTCGGAATATGTGGCTCTAATAGATCTTATAGCCTACGTCGCTCAGTCACTAAGCTTCAGGGTGGATCTGAATGCACGAGAAAATTTTATTGAAACTGCCAGCAGAAGAGACTCAATATTGCGACTGGCCAGACTGATCAATTACAATGCCAAGAGAAACAAGTCTGCCACTGGACTGCTGAAATTGGTGTCGCTGCGAACAACGCAGAATGTCAATGACAGCTCCGGCACCAATTTAAGCAATTCAACTATAATATGGAATGATAGTACCAATGGAAATTACAGAGAGCAGATAATCAACATACTGAACGCAGCCAATCCTGATACACAGAGATTTGGCAAGCCCCTCGAGGCAAATAGGATAGGTGGAATCAAGACAGAGGTGTACACAATCAATACCACCAATGTTGACATACCAATGTTCCAATTTTCAAAAAACATTAGTGGCATAACTAGAAATTTTGAGGTGTGTCCATGCACTATATCTAATTCTGAATCTATATATGAGCTGGCTCCAATTACCGGAGGAGGCATGACATATACCTATAGGACAGATGGAGCTGGTGATTCTAGTCCCAACACAGGATTTTTCTTTTTATTCAAACAAGGATCTTTGGCCAGCAACATATTTTCTATTGATCAACCCACAACCAATTATGTGAAAAGTTTAGCAATAAACAACATTAACAACGACGACGTATGGCTTTACGAGCTTGATGACTTTGGACAGATAGAGAAACTCTGGACCAGAGTTCCGGATCTTGTAGGCAATAACACAATTTACAACTCACTGTCTGCTGGAGTGAGAGACATATACAATGTCGTCACTAAAAACAACGACGCCATAGATCTTGTGTTCGGAGATGGGAACTTTGCAAATGTACCATCGGGAACATTCAGGGCCTATTACAGGGTCAGCGATAACGCAAAATATTCTATACAGCCTGCGGATATGCAAAACATACAATTTAACATGCAGTATCAAGATGCAAATGGATCGCTTCAGACTCTCACAGTAGTGGCATCATTGCAACAGAGTGTATACAACTCAGCGGCCACCGAAAGCAATGAAAGTATTAGGACAAAAGCCCCCCAGGTTTATTATTCGCAAAATAGAATGATTACAGCAGAGGACTACAACGTGGTGCCATTGTCAGCATCTCAGGAAATCATCAAAGTCAAAGCAGTGAATAGGAGCGCCAGCGGCATCAGTAGAGCGAAGGAGATCATAGATCCAACAGGTTCTTACAGCAACGTGTCTGTATTTGCCGATGACGGCATATTGTATAGGGAGGAAAGCACACCTCAGTTCACTTTCACTTTCACTAATAGAAATGAGATATTGGACACAATTAATAGACAAGTGGAGCTAAAATTAAATGAGGCGTATTCACGTCAATTTTTCTACGTAAAATATGGCACGAAAAATTTATCCACATTGGCTGCCAGCTGGTTCAGCACATCTGTGGGCACCAACACCAACACTGGTTACTTCCAGGCAGCAGGTCCTTTGGTTGTGGGAGATTTTGCCACCAGCAATCTAAAATATGTTGTGCCTGGAGCATTGATTAAATTTACGTCACCCGACACCAGGAAGTTCTTAAATGGAAAACTTGTTACGCTAGGCACGGATCTTGCAGAGGACAGGCAATGGGCCAAGATCTCGGGTGTGGTCGGCGATGGAGCTAATGGGGGAGCAGGCAACTTAGAGTCAGGGGCGGGACCTATAACAATCAATGACATTATTCCAGCGGGAGCGCTGCTGAATGCGGTGTTTCCTAAATTTTCTACGGTATTTGATTCGTCATTGAAAACAGATCTGCAGGACAGGATAGAAACTTTTGAGGAATTTGCACTAAGATACGATGAAGAAGACGCAAGCTGGAAAATAATCACAGCAGCAAATCTAAGCACGTCGTCAACATTTGAATTGGATTACGCCGGCGACGCCACATCAACCAACCTTGACGCAAGCTGGTGGTTCAAATTCACCAATGATGGAAACACGTACACAGTCACTTACCGGAAAATAGATTACATTTATGAATCGGCAGGCGAAAATAAATTTCATTTTGATAAAACTGAAAGAATTTACGATTACACCACAGGCAAATCAGTCAAAGACACTGTAAAAATTTTAAAAAGTAACACGGTGCCCAGCACTGGATCGTCTG